CTACTATGGCTACCTTGATGTGAGAGCATTGAAGGTGATAGAAAGCCTGAGGGCTGATGAAGAACTACGTAAGGACATAGACACAAATGAAGCTAAACCTAGTACGTAAACCTAAGCTTGAGTCTAAACTCATTAAGCACATTGCCTGTGATGCCTGTGGTAGCTCAGATGCCAATGGCTTATACGATGACAATCACACGTATTGTTTCTCATGCAATACTTACTACAATGAAACTGATGCTGATGAATTGTCAGTTATGCAAGATGCAGTAGCACCACGAAAGACCATGATGTTAGACATCAAAGGAACCATTAAATCGATACCCGATAGAGGTATTACCCTTCAAACCTGTGAGAAATATGGAGTTACACAAGACAATGGACAGCACTTTTATCCTTACACTGACGATGCCGGAGGAGTTGTTGCAGCAAAACTTAGACGAGTGGCAGACAAAACTTTCAGCATTCTTGGAACATTCACGAATGCTAGGCTTTTCGGACAGCAGCTCTTTCACGCTGGCGGCAAAGCAGTCACCATCACTGAAGGAGAACTTGACGCTCTAGCAGCTTTTCAGATGAATGGTAGCCTCTACCCTGTGGTATCAGTCAGAAACGGTGCACAGGCTGCTTTAAAGGACTGCAAGGCACAGTATGAGTGGCTTAACTCCTTCGATAGCATTGTGATCTGCTTTGATGCTGATGAGCCGGGTAAGAAGGCATCTAAGGAAGTGGCTGAACTGTTCGGTCAGAAGGCTAAGATTGTGAAGCACTTAAGTGGCTACAAAGATGCCTGTGACTACCTCATTGCTGGTGCTACCAAAGAGTTTGTCAATGAGTGGTGGAGAGCTGAAGTGTACATCCCAGATGGCATCATCAATGCAGCCTCACTGTGGGAAGAAGTGATTAAACCTGAGGCTAAGGCTGAGGCTATGTACCCTTGGAAGGGCTTGAATAAGCTTCTCTATGGTATCAGACCTTCAGAGTTAATCACAGTCACAGCTGGTTCAGGATTGGGTAAGAGTCAATTCCTACGTGAGATATTGTTCAATATACTGAACACTACTAAGTGGAACATTGGAGGATTATTCCTTGAGGAGTCCACTCGTAAGACAGCTCGAAGTATCATGAGCTTACACGCTAACAAACTATTGCACTTACCTGACACTCCAACAACTGAACAGGAGCTTAAAGATGCTTTCGATGCAACACTTGGTACTAATCGTGTTTATCTCTTTGACCATTTCGGTAGCAGTGACGTTGACAACATTGCCAACAGAATCCGATACATGGCTAAAGCTTGCGATTGCAGGGTTATCTTTCTTGACCACATCAGTATTGTTATATCTGGTCAAGACAATGGAGATGAGCGTAAGGCTATTGATAACATGATGACGAAGCTCAGGACACTGGTGCAGGAGCTGGAGATTACCTTGATCTGTGTCAGTCACCTTCGTAGACTGCAAGGGAATCAAGGTCATGAAGATGGCGGTAGTGTCTCACTGTCGCAGCTCAGAGGCTCAGGTGCTATAGCTCAACTGAGTGATGCTGTGATTACATTGGAGCGTAACTCGATGGCTCAGGATGACAATGAGAGACATCAGACTAAGATCTCAGTAGCTAAGAATAGATACAATGGCTATACAGGGCCAGCTTGTGTGCTCAAGTACGACATGGATACTGGACGTATGGTGGAGATGCAGGAGGAAGTACTATGAGTGCATGGTTAATCGCTGTAGTGGGAGTTGTCTATGCTGTAGTGGCTGTAGACTTGATCGTTAAAGGTAACACTGGCTTAGGTATAGCCTTCATTGGTTATGCACTAGGGAATGTGGGTCTGTACATGGAGGCTGCAAAATGAGCAAGTGGGTTAAGAATGTTGAGAATCAAGACGAAGCTGATGCTATCATTGAAGCCCGTAAGGAGAGGAATAGGCTGAAACAAAGAGCATGGGCTAAAGCCAACAGAGACAAGGCTAATGCTTACAGGAGAAGGGCTAAGGAACGTAAGAGGAATATATTACTAGTAACCGCAGCAGACCCTGTAAAGACTGCCTACCATACTGACTGGAGGGGTACACTGTATCATTGCCCTGAATTAACTTACAGAGGAAAGAATGATTGACCTAGACACCATAGCTGGTAGAATGCTTGACTTGGAGACTAAGTACTATGAAATGCAAGACAAGTATCAGTTACTTATTCACCACTATGAAGACTTGAAAGCAGAATATGAAGCGTATCGTATTGGACATAGAGACAACCTTAGATCACAACACGATTTGGATGGTAGTAACTAAGGACATTGACAGCGGAGAAGTGAACGTATGGAAAGCAGCAGACAGCCTCGTGGAGTATTTAAAGGACGTTACGTTGATAGTAGCCCACAACGGGATAAGCTTCGATTTCCCGATATTGAATCGGCTCTGGAGTACGAAGATTCGCTTGAACCAAGTGTACGATACACTGATAGCCTCAAGACTGCTAGATCCCTCAGTAGAGAACGGTCACAGCTTAGACGCATGGGGAACTCGACTGGGGAAGAATAAGATTGACTACACAAAGGTATGGACATGGCTGATGGAACGACGAGAGGAATACAAAGGTGAGTGCTTCAACATTCCTCACATGGCTCTTCTTGAGCATTATTGCATTAGGGACGTTGAGGTCACTTGTAATCTTTATAAGCATCTTACTGATGAACTCACTAAGAAAGACTTTTCACAAGAAAGCCTTGCTCTTGAGCATAAGGTAGCATCTATCATTGCTGAACAGGAACGTCATGGATTCAAACTCGATCAAGCCTATACAACCTGTTTACTTGCTGACATCAAGGGAAAGATGGCAGGAATCTATGAACAGATGCAAGAGAGATGGCCTCCAGTCATCACACAAAGGTTCCACAAAACCAATGGAAAGCCCATCAAAGACTGCGTTGATACTTTCAACCCGGGAAGTAGAAAGCAAATTGGAGAGAAGCTGATGGAACTAGGATGGAAGCCTAAGGTGTTTACTGAGAAGGGTCAGGCTATTGTCGATGAGGCTGTACTGTCTAAGGTTGTTAACATTCCTGAGGCTCAGATGATTGCTGAATACTTGATGCTGCAGAAACGTGTAGCTCAGATTGAAAGCTGGTTAGAGGCTGTGGGTAAGGACGGTAGAGTGCATGGTAAGGTAATAACGAATGGAGCTGTAACTGGTAGGATGACTCACAGTAGTCCTAACATGGCACAGATTCCTAATGCTGGGAGTATCTATGGGCCTGAGTGTAGAGAATGTTGGACTGTGGAAGCAGGTAACGTATTGGTTGGTTGTGACGCTAGTGGCCTTGAGCTGCGTATGCTTGCACATTATATGAAAGATGATGAATATGTTAAGACAGTCACTGAAGGATCGTCAAAGGACGGCACTGACGTACACACGCAGAATCAAAAAGCTGCAGGGTTACAAACAAGGGATCAAGCGAAGACATTTATATACGCATTCCTATACGGTGCAGGGCCAGCTAAGATTGGTTCCATTGTCGGTGGTAATGCTAAAGCGGGACAGAAGCTTATTGACTCCTTTCTTGCGAACACACCAGCATTACAGCGTCTTAGAAATACGGTTAGCAGATATGCGGGTAAGGGCTTTGTACCGGGGCTTGATGGTCGTAAGATATGGGTTCGCAGTGAACACGCTGCCCTCAATTCGCTCCTTCAAGGGGCTGGGGCGATAGTGATGAAGAAAGCTTTAATATTATTTCACGATAAGACTAAGGCTAACAAGTGGCCTGTGAAGCTGGTAGCTAATGTTCACGATGAATTTCAGCTTGAAGTTCCTAAGATATATGCTACAATAGTAGGTGAAGCTGCAAAGCAAAGTATCGTTGAAGCTGGTGAGCATTTCAAGCTTCGTTGTCCACTAGACGGGGAGTTTAAAATTGGTAACAACTGGCGTGAAACACATTGATAAGAATCAGATTCTATTTAGTGTTGAAGGGGAAACTTTCAAGATTAAGATAGGAGAGGATCTAGACCTTGAAGAGGTGTACACTGTGCTCTTATCAGCACTTGTGCACTTAGAAGATCTAGCATCGGGTAATACAGCTCACCCGTCCCAAGAGCTGCATTGATAGTTGAGCAGGTTTACTGCGTAAAGGAAAATGAAATGAGTATTGATACATTGAAACCCGTTAAAGTTGCTGGTGAAATCTTCTGGAGTAACTGGATGAATAACTTTAACACTAAGTTTAATGAAGACAACAAGAAGTACGAATGTACCATTGGTAATTTGAGTGATGCAGCTTGTGAGAAGCTTAAAGAGCTTGGCATCAACATCAAGAACAAAGAGAGCATGGGTAACTTCATTGTTGCTAAGTCAACTTACTTGTTCACACCTGTGGATGAGGAAGGTAATCCTGTAGACATTGCCAAGATGGGTAATGGTACTAAGTGTCACGCAGTCATCTCTTCATACCGTCACAAGATGTCAGCTAAGTTTGGTGCTGCACCTTCTATTAAGAAGTTGATTGTTACTGAACTGAAGGTGTACTCTCCTGAAGGTGAAGAAGCAAAGAAGCTGGTAGTGACTGAGCTGAAGGTGTACGTCCCTGAAGGTGCTGAGGAAGCAGAGACTGCTGATGATGTCCTCTAAAAAGCCAACTGAGGCTATTGTAGATGCTGACTTTTTAGTTTATAAAGTTGGCTTCTCCAATGAAGCTGAAGAAGAACAGTGGGCACTAAATCGACTTACAGAGTGGTTTACCGACATCATCTATATGCGTCTGAAGTGTGATGACTACAGAGCATGGATTACAGGTAAGACTAACTTTAGATTCGAGGTAGCTACCACTGTTCCTTACAAGGGTAATCGTAAGGATGCTCCCAAGCCTAAACATTATGATGCTCTCAGAAACCATCTCATGAAGCTCGGTGCTAAGATGTCAGATGGTGAAGAGGCTGATGACTCTGTAGGCATAGCGTCCACTGAAGGTAACTACTGGATCGTCCACGTTGACAAGGATCTAGATCAGTTACCGGGGTGGCACTATAATCCTGTAAAGGATGAGGAGTATTATGTTACTGAGTTTGAAGGCTTGTACAGTTTCTATAAACAGATACTGACAGGTGACAGAGTTGATAACATTGAAGGCATACGAGGTATTGGCCCTGTAAAGGCTGATAAGATTCTCAAAGACTGTACAACCGAAGAGGAATTATATGCAGCTTGTATCAAAGCTTATGACGGCAATACTGACAGGGTACTGGAAAACGGTAAGCTCCTATGGCTAAGAAGAAAACCAAACCAGATGTGGCAACCTCCTTCGAGCTTGCAGGATCAAAGTGGTACGTTAACTACGTAGTGCACATGGATGATATGGGTAAGTGTGACCCTGAGAAGCAAGTCATCTCTATTCGTATGGACATGAATAAGCAGTCTACTGAGCA